AAGTTAATTGATGTAGCTTATGATTTTAAATTATATAGAAAATTAGATAATGTTAGTTTAAGATCATTTTGTACAAATAATAATGCTGCATATGTAGCAGTAGAAGAAACATATGGTGATCACAGTTATAATGGACACGCTAAAAAAGATGAGTCATTTAGAAATGATATGACTAATTTTGGTATATTAATGGAAGTTAGAGGTATAGAAAAGCCATTTAAATGGGCAAGAGAATTAGTAGGTAAAGTACAAGAAAATAGTACAGGTTTATTCTATAGTCCTACTAGAGAACCCTCAATGACATCAGAAGGAATAGATGTATCAGCTACTAAAATAGATAATTTAGATGTAGTTAAAGATGCATTTCAAGGATATTTTAAGTATATTGATGATTTTATCAATGATATGAAATTAGTATTTCCTACATTAAAAGATGATTGGGGAATCTATGTACCTGAGGTAAAATACCTAGCTCCTGAACCATTAGTTAACTACTCTGATTTATCATTAACTAAATATCCTAATGTGCATTTTGTGGGTGATGCGTTGTCTGCAAGAGGGATTTCGGTATCGGGAGCCCATGGTACACTAGTTGCTGAACAAATTTTAGAAAATGAATAATATTTGGTTTTTTGGGGATTCTTTTACCCATGGTACAGGTTGTAAACCTGGAGATGAATATTATGAAAAATACCCCCCTAAAGATAATGATAGACTTTGGGTAGATATAGTCTCTGACGAACTTAAACTTAGCCAAGAACGAAATCCTAGATATGGAATGGGTGCTAACCCATATATTTTAAGTTTATTTATAAATGAAATTCCTAATATGTTAGATAATGATATTGTTGTAATATCTGATTCTAATCCTGATGGAGTTTTATCTTTTGATAAAAATAAAAATAAAGTAGGTAGTGTAAACTCTGGTACTTTTTGGGATCAAAAATATGATAAATATTTTGAGGGAGATAATTATTATCAACATAAACAAACAACTTGGCATGATTATTTAGAATGGTCTAAGGATCCTAATAAAATGGTTATTGTTGATTATTCTAAAGAACATTTTGCCCCATATAGAGATTTTTGGTCAGAATGGTATTTTAAACAAGTTAAGGCAATATCAACTGAATTAATTAGAAGAAATGTTAAATTATATTTTTGGTCATATAAAGAATGGTTTAGTGATAATACCCCATATCAACTTATAGTAGATGTTGATGATAGCATTAAAGATGGGCATTTTAGTTGGTTAGGACATAGACAATTTTCTAAATTTATTTTAAACAAAATAAAATATACAAAAAGCCTTGGAGAACAATGATAAATTACGTATATTATGGGTATGGAAGAAAATAAAGAATGGCCTAGGAGTCAAAAATTGACAAAACCAGATGGAACAATAGCTCACGTTTGGGATAATAAATTACATAACTGGGATGGACCTGCTTACATACCAGAAGGAAATGAAAGAAAAGCAGAATACCACTTATATGGTATACAATATAGTAAATCAGAGTTTAAAGAAGTTGTTCGAAATAGAACAGGTTTACCTTGGTATAAAAAGCCTGCACCAAAAGGAATGACTCATAGAAATTAATATATGAAGATAGGATTATGTGGTACAATGAGTGTAGGTAAAACTACATTAGTTAAGGCACTAAAAGGTACAAATGAATTTCACACGTATCATTTTGCTACAGAACGTAGCAAATATTTAAATGATTTAGGTATTCCATTGAATACTGATTCAACATTAAAAGGTCAAACAGTATTTTTAGCAGAAAGATGTGCTGAATTAATGCATCAAGATATTATTACAGATAGAACAGTTATTGATGTTATGGCATTTACTATGAATGCTAATTCAATTCATTATAATGATAAAGAAATATTTGAAAATTATGCGAAAGAATTTATTAGAGAATATGATTACATTTTTTATATTTCTCCTGATGGTCTTCCTATTGAAGACAATGGTGTAAGAGAGACTGATGAGCATTATAGAGATGTTATTGATTTTTCTATAACTAGTTTAATTAGGAAATATGCGCATATGATGAAAAATGTAGAAACAATAAAGGGTAGTACACAGGATAGAATTGATCAGATTTTAAACGTTATCAAATCTTAACATATTTATAATAAAAAACCATATTATAATGAAAAAGTCTGAATTACAAGAATTTATTAGAGAAAATATAATAGAAACCCTTAGTGAACAACCTGAGGACGAAAATAAATATAATCAAATGGATGTAAAAGCCATTCAGGATTATAATAAAGAATTACAAAAAACTGTTACTTTACAAAAACAACTAACTAAGGAAGATGATGATGAAGATAAAGATGCCGTTAAAGCAGCTATGAAAGCTAGAGGTAAGTTTAAAAAGTTAGATATAGCAGTTAAAGCACTAAAAGATTTAGAAACAGAAATGAAATCTTTAGCTAGAAAATATAGTAGTGCTAATGAAGCTGAAAAAGAAAGAATTAAGGATGTTTTAAGAGAAAAAACACCTAGAAAAAAAGAATTAGAAGCATTGGTTGCAAAATTAGAAAAGGATGTCGTCTAAAGAAAGAATATTTTATATTGCAAAAATATTTATTTTAATATCTATAATAATATGGTTTTTACTAGATAATAAAGAAGATTATGTAGGCGATTATCAAAATCAAATTAATGCACTTAATTCTAAAATAGATTCACTTCATCATATTAATGATGATTTAACATATAAAATAGATACCCTTAATGATCAAATATCATCTTTAGATAGTGAAATAAATAATCAAGATAATTTAATTAAAAATTTAAGAATAAAAAGCAATGAAAAAGTTAGGGCTGTGGATAATTTTAATAATGATGAGCTTTACCAGTTTTTCGCAGAACGCTATAGACAGCACCTCGATTCGATTGGAAAAGCCAATAGTCAAACTAGTAATTAAGGATTTAATTACTGGAGATGATGCAAAATCAGAGTTATCATTAACCGCAAATAAAATTAATTTATTAGAAAAAAAAATACTATTAAAAGATAGTGTTATCTTTAATCTAAATACTAAAATAAATAATATTAGAAGTATTGTTATGACTAAAGACGATCAATTAGCTATATCTCAGGAATTATCCAAAAGATTAGAAAAAGATTTAAAAAAACAAAAATTAAAAACTAGACTAACTTTAGGAGCGGGTATAGCAGGTGCTGTAGCTATATTGCTTTTAGGTAAATAATATGGCTAAAGACCTTAAAAAAGTAATAAGATCGGAATACGTAAAATGTGCTAAAGATCCAGTACATTTTATGCGTAAATACTGTTTTATACAGCATCCCCAAAGAGGTAGAATACAATTTAATTTGTATCCTTTTCAAGATAAAGTATTAAGACTATTTAGAGATAATCCTTATTCAATTGTACTAAAATCAAGACAATTAGGTTTATCTACTCTATCAGCTGGTTATTCGTTATGGATGATGTTATTTGCTAAAGATAAAAATATACTTTGTATAGCTACAAAACAAGAAACAGCAAAAAATATGGTTACAAAGGTTAAATTTATGTATGAAAATTTACCTTCTTGGCTAAAAATAGATGCATCAGAAAATAATAAATTAAATCTTAGATTAATAAATGGATCCCAAATTAAAGCTACATCAGCAAGTAGTGATGCTGGTAGATCAGAAGCAGTATCACTTCTAATAATTGATGAGGCCGCTTTTATTGATAATATAGCTGAGATATGGGCATCAGCACAACAAACATTAGCAACGGGTGGTGGTTGTATAGCTTTAAGTACCCCTTATGGTACAGGTAATTGGTTTCACCAGACATGGACTAGAGCTGAAGCAGCAGAAAATGACTTTTTACCTATAAAATTACCTTGGTTTGTTCACCCAGAAAGGGACCAAGCATGGAGAGATAGGCAAGATGAATTATTAGGTGATCCTAGAATGGCAGCACAAGAGTGTGATTGTGATTTTAGTACTTCTGGTGATATTGTATTTTATCCTGAATATATAGAAT